TCTTATCGCTAGTTGTCAAACTCGGGATGTCGCCAATTTCTGCATCATGTTCATTAATAGCAGCTACAAGGTTAGCTCCTGCGGCTGTACCTAGACTATCTAGATCACCAACTTTATCTGAAATTTCATTAGTTTTTAACCGCCACAAGGCGATAGTATCATCAAGATCTACGGTTGTTATGCTCATATCTATTTCTCTACTAATTGTACAAGTAATTGTTTGATTTCGTCTATATCATTGCGCAAGGTTTTAACTTCAGATGATACTTCTTCTATCCTCTTTGACGCCATTTTACGTAAACGTTTAGCCTCTTTACGGTTATTTATAAGGTTAGAATCCACATAAAGTATAGCTCCTGAGAGCTCGTCTCTAACGAGCTCGGGAACGCCGTCGACTTGTTTAAATCTATCCGACATTAGTCCACCATTGCTATAACACGAAGATCTCTAAATACAGGAACCTTCGAACTGTTGGTTGATCTCATTACAATCTTAACTTGGAATTGAGTAAATGGGTCTAATGAACCATCTTGTCCTCCTGGTAAGTAAGTGTAATCACGGAATATCGATGGATTATCGTCGGAAGATACAACTGATTCCTGTTCAATTAATACCCAGTTCTTATCATTGAGAATATCACCATCAGTGGCCACTCTATAGTAAACATTAAAGTCTGCTACAGATGGTCTGTTGGCTGATGTAATAATCTTTAATCCTACAGCATCTTCAGCAAGAGTTACCGGACGAGTAATATGCTTTGCAATACTTGTTCCGCCTGTTGGCTCTGTTTCAGCTGTATAGTTTAAAGGAGTATTAAATCCAGTAGCTGTTGACTGTGACTGTTTATCAATTAAGTTATTGATCGTAAATAAAGAACAACGCTGTAGATCAACAACAGGGGATATCTTGGAGCTGTTAGTTGATAAGTTTACGTCAATAGTCGCTGAACGTACCTGCTCCCAACTCAGATGCTTCATTGGTAGGGTTGGCTATCATACGAGGCGAATTGAATACCAGGTTGGATCGGTTATTAATGAAAGTTGGGTTAGAGTCTTTAGAGAATCTAGTTTCAATTCCAGCTAATGATTTACCTGATGTGAACTTACCTTGATAGTTGATAAAAGTTCCATTAGGGGCCATTGATTGGATAAACGGTACTGCTACATCAAATAACATATTACGTGATGCAGTAACACCAGTTCCACCTGCCACTTGAGATGATGTTGCTGCCGAGCCAGCTTCAAATGTATAACCAGTTTGATCAACAGCAGTTACTGTACGACTACCATTTAAGTTGGCTGCTGTAATGCCGGCCACTGTTCCAGATACATTAGCAATAGTTACTGTATCATTAACATCAAAACCGTGGTTAGGATGGAATACTTCTACAGTAGCGTCAGAGTTAGTGAATGTAAATGGATTAGCAGTTAAAGCAAATACTGGAACATCTGTATTCTCTAGAACAATAGTAGAACCAGTTGTATCGAAATCAGCTCTTAATAACTCGAATGTCAAGTCTTGTTTCTGACTAGGGGTCCAAGTAGTACCATTCTGAGATTTAAATAACGACCCCATTGCTGGTTGGCGAGTAATACGACGTTCAGTTGATCCTAGAATGAACTGCTCTGTTTCAGCCACATAAACATTATAGTTAACAGAATCAGCCATAAGAACGATTGCATACTCTTCTCCAGGTGCAAGATAAACAGGTTCGTCGAATTCAAAGTCAGTTGGAGTAGCTATTACACTCGCTTGGTTTTGATTAGGTACGATATTAACATTTGAAGGTGATAAAAACTTAATAGCACCAGGTAATGTAGTAGCAGTAGGGGTACCCGCCGAAGTTGTTCTAATCTGACATTGTACAGGAATTGAATTATCTTTACTTTGGAAGTAAACACGAACTTTAGTTATGTATACACCTTCTTCATCAGATACCACAAATGATTGAGCTAATGGGTCGTTGTTTTCCCATGTTTGTCTACGAGTAGTAGTTGAAGATGTTGTGGTGGACTGATCGATATCAATAGTAACTTCACGTGTCGATCTTATAGTCTTCTGACGTGTTTCCAATACACCAGCGGCAGTATAATCTGCAGTACATTTGCTTAAAGCTGCATCATCATCATTCACACTAATATCAATCAACTTCAATTGACGAGTTCCGGCACGGAATTTAATTGAGTCTGTTGAAGGAATGAAGAATGACCCACTAACCTCGCCAGACTCATTTGAAAATAATTCTGAAGATCCGTCAGGATGAGAAGTGGCATTCTGATATAAATTACCATAATCTGTAGTATCATTGGCTACAAATTGGAATGCTTCAGATGTGACCCAATTGGATACATTAACACCATCAAAGAACGGGAAGTACTGGGAGTTAGGACGTAATCCCATAGCTTTAAAGTAAACTTTACGTGAACGCATGAATGGGATAACTGCGATATCAACAACACGATCATCAATAACTTCTGAAATAACCTCAGATGATATTACACGAGCCACGGTAGCAGTAGTCTGAGTGAACGTTGTAGTATCAGTACCACCACGCGATCCCCATCTATCAGACCAAGAAGATGTTGTCGATCCTATATTCTGAGAAGATGACATACGAACTTCATGGCCTACTTGTCCATCAGCTAAAGAAGTACCAGCCCAGTTCCACAACCATTCATTCCATAGAAGTGATTGAGTTTGCGCTAACCTAGTACCACCCGACACTGATTTAGCTGCAGTGTATACAACTTCTTTCCACTCATCTGATGACGGAGATAACTGTAAGAATCCTTCACCCTTAACTACCGCAAAGGGGTTAATATTTTCAGTACCCGAAACTTGGTTTTGGGCAATATAAGATACTTCATCATAGTCGATATAAAGGTTATCACCTTTAAGAATAACGTTAGATGACTTATCGCTATCATACATTAATCTGATGTTATCTTCGTTAAATGATGGTCTCATAATCTTAGATTGTGGATCGATAGATGCTCTATAATCCACAGATGCAGTATTGGCCATTGTATGATCAGCAAAGTTATCCACCAAGAATCCTGACTTGGTTCGATCTAAACCATTAGAGTCATATATGTTTACATTAGCTGTATCTAATTCAAGTAAGCTTAACGTTGTTAATTCTCTTAACTGTTCAACACGATCATCTAACTCAGCAATATCTTTCATTGTATATCGCTTATGCTTCATTGATGTTAAAGTTAAATCTTCAGTATTAAGAGTGAATGGGTTAGCTATAATTCTAAACAATTCCATAGTGTTTTCTGGCACACTTGGAAATTTGGGTTCAAATGCTGGCTCACCTTCTACAACGAATAAATTGGCAGATTTATCGAGAACAATTAAATTTGCTCTAGCTTGGTAATAGGTAGCATCAGCTCTAATAGCAGTGGAGTTCTCAGGGAGCTCGTTAATATCAGTGAATGATGATCCATTATAAGTTGGTCTAAAATCCAACACGTCACGTAAATTTACACCAGAACCATCGTCTAAAGTATCTGATGGAATATCAGCATAATCTACTTGGCCGATGTATGAGTTTACAGCATAAAAGTCACCAGTAGTACCGTGAGCAAAATATGAGAACTCAACGTAAACGTTCCCACTTGGAGCTGTTTGGTTAGAAGGAACTACCAATCTACCTTGATCGTAGAATGTTGGACGTCTACCAGTATCAACTATGAATCTGTTGGATAAGTCAACACCACTAGAGTTAGTTTGTTTAATCGCAGAAACTTGGTATATATCTGCCTTACCTAGATCGATGAATTTAGTTCCATCAGGAGCTGTTGTTACTGAGGTTGTAACAGTAGTAGTTGTTAAAGTTTTAGTTCTAACAGTACCCTGTGACTTATCAATCTTTGACCATATTGTGATTTGAGTTGAACTTGGGCATCCTGAAATAGTTACTGATTGAGAACCTGCTCCTGTAAATGAAGCATTAATAGACCCACCTGAACTATTATCAACAATAATCCAATCTCCAGTATTAACAAATGATTCACCAGTTGATGTAAGGGTGATTGTTAACTGACCAGACCCATCAGTCGTACCTGTAAAACGTCGACCAACTTCTAACGAGATATCTTTTAGTGACTTGGGGCGAGAGTATGGCAATGCAAATAACAAGTCTTGCTGGTTTGCATCATATAACACAGTCTTGTTATTATCTTGTATTGCATTGGCATAAGATGATGTTGAAGTCCCGATAGACAATACATTACGAAACGATTGACCTGAATTCATTTGGATGTTAAATAGATATAGCTTAACTTCAGATCCATCATCGTGTATATATCGGACATTAGCTGTACCCATTGTAGAACCACCATAAGTAGCAGCCGATCTCAGATTTACTTGAGATCCTACTGCAGGGATATTCTTTCCTAATGCCACTTTAACGTAGTTACCGTAAGAAGCTGCAGTTACCTGGTTTCGAATTTCTTGGAACGTTTGAGATTTATTTAAATCCAACTTGATGTCTGAATTGACATGAGCTCTATATCCATTAACATAAGCAGTACCTGGCGACAAATTTACCTTCAATTTCAATGGGTCTGATTCATGATCTTCAAAGGTCGCCTTAAACGGTCTAACGACATAATTACCAGACTCTTCGAAAGTGCGCGTAGCCATTCTATCTTCAACAATATTGTATCCTTCAGTTGAAGCTGTCTGTTCTACAATAACTGAATTCACTATATTGCAGAAGAAAATAAAATCTTCATCATTAGAGACATCTTCTTGTTTAGATAATACTAAGTTAATGCGAAGACGATCTGCGCCTGGAGATGATGTATCAAATGTTGCCCCGGAATTATCATACAAAGATGGGTCATCGGATACAGTAACAACGTCCTGAACTACTCTAAAACCCACAACTCCAGTATAATCGTCGCTGTATTTAGATAATGATATAGTTTGTTTAGGTGCAACTACTACTCGACCCGATGCGAAAAAGTCGCCCGCATCATTAGAGAACTCTGTTCCAACCCCTACTGCAGGGTTTTCAACAGTATTAGTTGGCTGGATCTGTAGTAGATAACCACCCCCAATAATATTTTCCCCTGCGTAAGACCTGATAGCGGTTTCTCCAGCGTCGCCTAGTAAAGTGTCTGTGTATTGAACATATAGAGTATCTGGATCTCCATTATAAGCATCGACAACTTTAATAACTCTAAATTTAATGCCCGAAGTTTGACCTGTAAATTCTACACCGTCTAGGGGAGAGGTTCCGTCATCATTACGATTAGGCAGTTCATTAATAGACGTGTTAAGTTTAATGAACTCTGCTCGATTATTAATTAGGGGATTACCCGAACCTATATTAGCGCCTTCCTTAAATAGGTTTTTGCTGATACGTGATATTTCTGCTTGGATGGCAGTTTGTAATTGGGTCAGCTCTCGTGCTTGAAGAGCTCTCCCTGAATTAAATAATACCTTATGATACCCCTTAGTTTCATCGTAATCATCTTTATACGTCCCAGCTAAAGTGTTTGTAGTAATTAAAGTTGCCATTATTCGCCCTATTAAAAGTTTATTACTAATTTGATGTCTTCTGTTTGATCAGATACTCTATCAACAGCTGTTCTATTCTCTATATATAACACATCTCCTGTGTATATATCGACATCTCCATCCACCACAGGTGTTAATGAATCTGCTGTACCAAGACCTCCAATATCACCACTTACGATTTCCCCTGGCAAGAAATTGCCCCAACCAGTGTCGTCATTTTGGTGATAATATATTCTAGAGTTTACCTCATCAAATTTATCTACGTACCCCTGAGCTCCTGAAGAGCCTCCTGTAATAATTGAATCTGGTACGAAAGCTGTTGACGTATTCTCTAACTGTATGTGTTTTAATGCCATACCTGCGATCTCTGTATATAATTCACTCCCTACTGCATTAGAAGGTTGCATATTCTTAATCAGGCCTATCTGTCTAAAGTCGTTGCCTACAATAAATTTACCACCAACATCGCCTTCAGGTTTGATATTAAACATAATACCTGACGACTTTAGATCTTTTCTTGGATCTCCACCAACACCCTCTTTTGGTCCTATAACAACTTCAGTTTGAGCTTCTACTACAGGACTGCCACCAACTAATGAGACGCGAGCGTTAATATAATCCGATCCACTTACGATATGGTTTAATTGATCAATATCCATTACAATTTTAGTTACTCGTCCATTTACTACAGTAGCAGTAGCTGAAGCCCCTGAACCATCACCATCAATAACAACGTTTGGAACAGATTCGTAACCTTCGCCACCATCTATAACTTTAATAGAAAGTATTTGTCCTGGTATTGCAGCGTTCTGTATATTTTCCTGTTCAATATCAGTACCTGGGCTATCCGCAGTAGTTTCTAATTGCAGTTTAACGGGCATGAAGTTGGCAGATAAAAAGTTTGATTGTTCAGTACCGCCTATAGTGTACAAGAACTTCCATGTATACCCATCTGCAGTTCTAAATGCGTTAGCGGAGGACCCCGTTGGCTGTACAGTAGATGTTACAGCCTCCCCGTTGATATTTGTCCCTTGTTCAAGACAGAGGTATACAGCATTTGCCTCTGTCAATACATAAAATGGGGTACTGATACTACTAGAAGCAACCGAAGTATCGTAAGCCGCATATACGGTACCAAATGACCATCTATATCTAGGCACTACATATGATACCGTTTCCCCTATCATAACAGATTGGAGGTTCATGCGAAAATCCATCACATCATTCAGGCTACCCAATGAAGTTGGTGGCTCGTCTAAATTGCTCCATTGATTTGATCGGCTGATACCTATGTGATAGTAATTAGATTCTGATAAAATATTATTGTAAAGCGAGCCTGCTAAATCTCGTTTAAATGTTTCGGTTATTGATGCTGACATATGTATATCCTATTATGAATTAATTGTTGCATTATAGTGACTGACTACTACCCAATCAAACCCGTTCCATAATAGTGTTACAGTACCGTATTGTGGGATAGATATGCTTGAGCCATTTGCAAAATTAATGGGTGTTATTGTCACAGTACCTGCTGCTCTAGCGGTAAATATTTGCATCTCGCCTATAGTAACACCATCATTGAGTGACATGGACAATGGCGTTGATTTATCGCAGGTATGGCAAGTATACTGGGTGTCTACCGACCCATCTGTCGTCATTTGGTTGAATGCAAAAGATAATTTATCTACGCTCACACCACCATCACCTTTAGATCTCAATAGTAATGATATATCAGCATCATTACCTACGGCGCTTATAGATGGACTATTATTTATCGAAGCGTTTGATACTTGTATATTATTTACAGCAGATGATGTTGGTAATAATCCAATCATATCTGAATTATTTTCATCCGAAATCGTATCAACAATCTTAGGTGTATTTAAAACAGG